ATGTAACATGAGAGGAATATAGGTATCGCGATTCCAGGATACGTGATTATCCGGCAGGTTTGAGAAAACCTGACTGACTTTCGGAATGTCCGAAAGATCAAGTTCCCCAACGTCGACAAACATGAGCACTTTGTTTGTTAAGGCGTTCATCCATTGGCTGCTGGCAGTGGAGCCAACAGTTGGATGGTCCTCATTAACCAGAGGGGTGAGGGACAAGTCCCGAGACCCCAAGGTCTTTGAGTAAGCCTCAAACATACGTGCCCAGTACTTGGATAACCGTTTGGATCTAGACCCCAACCCATGGAGGAACTCCAAGGGATTGGTAATCTTTGACCCTACGGGAACCTTGTACGGTCTAAAAGCGCTATGCTTCACAGCTAGCTCTTTGTGACTAGGCACTATGATGAATCCGGCAAATTCTCCAACTTGACCCGAGAAGGTCTTGGAGGAGGAAATGTCGACACCCAGCGTTCTCATGATCCATTGGTACTTCTCTGCGATACGAGGATCCGACATAAGTATGTCATCACCAAGTACACAGAAGTATGTACCATCGCCAAAGGATACCGGACTCTGTGACATCTGCTCGTCAAGGACAAGCATAGTCGCAACGTCGGCTACCAGTGCGTTGGATAGGTGAAAAGCCGGGAAAGATCCATACAGACCCATGGGCTGACCAACCGTATAGCGAAGGGGATGATCACTATCTTTGCAAGGAATTTCTTCCGAACAAATATGTGATATACCCCACGCGTAGGTTGTCAGGCCCAATTCCTCAAGAATTGCATTGGTTACTTTTCTAGGGAAACGATCTGTCGCTGAAGATAGGTCTACTGAGTATATCCCATGATCCATATCTAAATGGTCAAGGGCTTTATACACACCTTTCACCTGATCTCTCACGCAGCTTTCATAATGGAACAAGAGTTCCGAAAGCCGGGAGAGAGTTTGGTGTAAGGGGTAGAATCCCATCTGCAGCCGGGCAGAAGGTTGGAAGACCACACGGGGCTTAGTTCCTTGCTCTTGAAGCACGGAAATTCGCCCAAAGTGTTGATCCCCGATCCAGGACCCCAGATCCCTGACCATAAGATCAAGGTCAACCTGATCCAAAAACGGATTGGGGTGACAATGTTCTTGAATGGCCGGGCAACTCTTTTGGTTAGTAGCCAGGCTCCATACAAAGGAGCCATATGGCAACTGTCTAACTTCTTTCGGACACTTGGTGTCAGAAAAGTAGTATGACGCACCAGAAAGAGACTGTGGAGAAACTGGAACCTCCCTATTAAGCAACCGTGTAGCAATGTCTTTTGGAAGGCCACGCCGAGATAGGCGTGTGTGCAGAGCTCTGATCACTAGTTGAACTATGTGATCCACCTCTGGACTGTTAAGATCGACCTTTGGTTCACCTGATATTGCGTTTTCATACTT